AAAATATGACTTCTGGTACACAAACAACTAAAGAACAACTAAAAGCTAATCTTTTAAATTTATTACTTACAGTACCAGGTGAAAGATTAAATCATCCTACTTATGGTATTGGTTTAAAAGGACAATTATTTGAAAATAGTATAGATGAGGTTACATTACAAGAAAATATAAATGGACAACTAGCATTTTGGATTCCTGAAATAATAATAACTGATATTTCTTTAAAACAAAATATAGACCAATATAGAGTTTCTCTTACATTAACATATTCGATTACATTAGATGAAACAGAAGACTCAATACAAATAAATTATAGTTAAAATGGCTTACTCAAAAGTATCAAATAAAACACAAGATAAAGATATAAAATATCTAAGTAAAGATTATAATTCTTTTAAAGACCAATTAATGGACTTTGCAGAAGTATATTTTCCTAATAATTTTAATGATTTTAGTGAAGGTAATCCAGGTATGATGTTTATGGAAATGGCAGCTTACGTAGGAGATGTTTTATCATATTATACAGATACACAATTACAAGAATCTTTTTTATTATTAGCTAAAGAAAAAGAAAATCTATTTAATTTAGCTTATGCTATGGGTTATAAGCCTAAAGTAATAGATGCATCTAGTGTTGATTTAGAATTATTTCAATTAATACCTTCAACAGGAACTAGTGGAGACTATCAACCTGATTTTAATTATTGTTTACAAATTAACCCAAATTCAACATTTAATTCTACTGAAGGTTCTACTTTTTATATTAGTAATGAAGTAGATTTTAAAGTATCTTCAAGTTTTGATCCAACAGAACTTAGTATATATCAATATGATAGTTCAAATAACCCTGAATATTATCTTTTAAAGAAAAGAACAAAAGCAATATCTGGGCAAGTTAAAGAACAAACATTTACATGTGGTGCAGCAGAAGCGTTTAAAACATTAACTTTATTTGATACTAATATTTTATCTATAGAATCTATAAAAGACACAGATGGAAATGAATATTATGAAGTACCTTATTTAGCACAAGATATAATTTTTCAAGAAGAAGAAAATGTAGGAACTAATGATCCTGAATTATTAGGATTTAATGGTGAAACACCTTATTTACTTAAAATAATAAAATCATCAAGAAGATTTGTTTCTAGATTTAAAGCAAACAATCAATTAGAAATACAATTTGGGGCAGGTAATAGTGATAAAGCAGACGAACAAATAATACCAAATCCCGATAATATAGTTTAGGAATTAAAGATGGAAGAAGTAAATTAGACACAGCATATGATCCTTCAAACTTTTTAATGACTAAAGCTTATGGTCAAGTACCTTCTAACACAACATTAACTGTAAAATATTTAGTAGGAGGAGGAATAACTTCAAACGTAAATGCTAATACAATCACAGAAGCAGACACACTACTTATTTCTAATAATCCTAATTTAAATGGTTCATTACTTAACTTTGTAAAAACATCAGTAGCTGTAAATAACCCAGAAGCAGCTAAAGGAGGAGGTGATGGTGATTCAATTGAAGAAATTAGAGAAAATACAATGGCCCAATTTGCTACTCAACAAAGAACTGTAACTAAAGAAGATTATATTATTAGAACTATGAGTATGCCTTCTAAATTTGGTAGAGTAGCTAAAGCTTATATAGTTCAAGATGATCAAATTTCCCCTTTATCTAATGAATTTAATAGAATTCGTAATCCATTAGCTTTAAATTTATACACTTTAGGATATAATAATAATAAAAATTTAACAAATCTTAACACAGCTACAAAAACAAATTTACAAACATATCTTGAACAATATAGAATGCTAACAGATGCTGTTAATATTAAAAATGCATTTGTTATCAATTTTGAACTTGATTTTGAAATTATAGTATTTAAAAATTATAATAATAATGAAATAATATTAAACTGTGTAGCTGAATTACAAGAATATTTTAATGTAGATAAATGGCAAATAAACCAACCTATTATAAAATCAGAAGTTGAAAATTTATTATCATCTGTAGTAGGAGTACAATCAGTAGAAAAATTAACATTTACAAATAAAAGCGGAACAGCTTTAGGTTATTCACAATACAAATATGATTTTGAAGGAGCTACAAGAAAAGGAGTTATTTATCCTGCTTTAGATCCAAGTATTTTTGAAATTAAAAATCTAAACACTGACATTAAAGGACGTGTAACAACATACTAATATGGCATACTATTTTATATTTCCCGAAAAAGACGCTACAATATACAGTCACCCTGATAGAACTAAATTAAATACAGGTCATGATGAAATTTTAGAAATCGTTAAAGAAAAAGGTAGTTCAGATTCAAGATATTACCCATCAAGAGCTTTAATTAAATTTAAAAATGAAGAAATAAAATCCACTATATCTGATAAAATAGGTTCATCTATTTTTAATAATGGAACATCAAAAGTAGCTTTACAATTATTATCATCAGAACATAAAAATTTAGAATCTACTTTAAATTTAGAAGTATTTGCTATATCACAATCATGGAATGAAGGAACAGGAAGATTCTCTAATTTACCAATAAGTTCAAATGGTTGTTCATGGATATATAGAGACAATGATATTGCAAAAACACAATGGTTAACTGCTAGTTTTGCCGTAGCTTCAACAGGTTCTATAGAAGCTTCTGGAATTACTAAAGGAGGAGGAGTTTGGTATACAGGTAGTGCTTTTCAAGGATCACAACAATTTTTAAATAGTGATAGTTTAGATACAAACATAAATGTAACTTCTATAGTACAAAAACATTCAGCAAGTTTATTTGCTAATAGTACTTATCCCACAGGAATAACTAATCATGGTTTTTTAATAAAACAACCAGATTCTGTAGAACAAGATACATCTAGTAGTTTTGGAGAAATAAAATATTTTTCAGTAGATACTCATACAATTTATCCACCAAGATTAGTTTTTAAATGGGATGATAGTTTACATTCTAAACAATCATCTGCAAAACAAAATGGTGAATTAAGTGTTTCATTATATAGAAACCAAGAAGAATATAATCAGAATGATGAAACAACTTTTAGAATACATGTTAGAGATAAATATCCAGTTAGACAATTTGCTTCTTCATCTAATTATTTAAACCCAGGATATTTTACAACAGCTTCATGTTATAGCGTAAGAGATGCACACACAGAAGAAGAAGTTATACCATTTGACACTACATTTACAAAATTAAGCGCAGATAATGAAGGAATGTATTTTAAATTATATATGAAAGGTTTGCAACCTGAAAGAAATTATAGAATATTATTTAAACATACAAATAACGAAGGAACAACAGTATACGATAATAATTATCATTTTAAAGTAGTTAGATAGTGGCTAAAAATAATCAAATACAATTTCAATCTATTCAACCTATTATAGAAGATAATAAGCCCAATTTTTCTAAACCTACAGGAACAAAGGGTAATTATATTTTAGATAATGGTGGAAAACCAGTTTCACCTATTAAAAAACCTTTTGAGGGCGAATTAATAGAATTACAAAAAAGACATTATGGACAAAATAATATAGGTGAATTATTAGATAGAGGTTTTTCTGAAATAACAAAAACAAAAGAACGTATTTCACCTAATAACTTTTTTAATTTATATCAAGAATTATTTTATGATATTCCTAAACAAGGAAAAAGATCACACACTTTTTTAATTGAAGAAAGTACAAAATACATAGGTGGATATGAAGATCCTAAAGAAAATAAAATACAAAATTTAATAGATAAAATAGTAGATTTAGAAACTACAATGATACAAACACCTACTGAACATCCTTTATTTAGAAATGGAACAGCTATTAGAGCAGGTGGTAAATTAGGTATAATGCAAGAAGGAAGATTAAGAAGAGTATCTAATTCAGGTAATCCTTCACCCTTTACTCAACTTAAAAAAACATTAGGAATAACAAATGCTGATGGAAAACCTTTAACGGGAGAAGATAGTTGGACTAGAGTTACAGAACAAACCTGGGATTCTTTACCAAAATGGCCAGAAGGAACAGCAATTAATGAATCAGCTGATTGGAGTTTATCATT